AGCGTATCTGCGTTGTCAGTCCATACCGGGGCCTCTACCTTTGGCGCGGTCGGTGTTCCGGTAGTAGTTGGCTTGTAGTCTTTGTATTTATCTTTGGTTGCTCCTAAATCAATGGTCGGGGCTGCTTTTGGCTTGCTAACCTCTACGGCTACCTCCACCTTTTTATTACCCAAACCTAATATGTTTTTAAGCCACTCCCACGCCTCTTTGCACTTTTCTACCAACCACTCGAAAGCCTTTGCCAAACCGTTCATAATAGCGTTGGCCAACGGTTTTATAGCCTCCCAAACTTTATCGCATATCTGCCGAAAACCCTCGCAATTATTATAGGCGGCTATAAGTGCCGTAACCAAAGCACCGATAGCCGTGATAATTAAGCCTATCGGGTTCATTGTCAGCACCAAATTAAGCACCTTTTGTACAGCAGTCCACGCAGTAGTCGCCGCTGATACAATCTTTTGGGCTGCTGCTGTTGCCAGTGCTGCGCCTTTGTTCTTTACCATTGCCACAGTGGACGCGGCAAAGGCTTTTACACTCGCGTATAAGGTCGTAGATAGGGTTTTAATTCCGGTTACTAAGGTGGTAATACTGGTTAGCGCAGTAGTAGAGTGGGCCGCAATAGTAACAAATGGTAGCGCACCGTTTACCATACCGCCTAACTGCTCTTTCATATCGCCCAAAGTATTAACTAACTGCTGCTGCTTTCCGCTTTCGGTCTGCGCTAATTGGGCGTTCATTTCGCCCACGTTGTTAGTAATTACCTGCGCCAACATTGCCGCGCGTTCCTGCTCCGTTCCATACTTCAGTACCTTTTCCTCGGCTTCGTCGAAAGTGATACCTACACGTGTCAAAGCGGACGTTTGCCCCTGCATTACCTTACCCATTAAGTTACCTACCGTTACCGCGTCTTGCGTGGTAGCGTTAAGTCCTTTTTGCTGCGCTAACAAATTATTCATTGCAGGTAACAGCGTTTCCAAACTAGCTTTTTCGTTTAGAAACGTCGCTATCTGTTGCGCGCCGGATAATTGCACCTCATCACCGATAACGCCTAATTCCTGCTGTGCGCTCGCCAAATCCTTAATGCTCTGTATCTCCGCGTCGGTTGCACCCATACGCTGCTGCATAACGGTTGCTAATTTGGTTTCCGCTACCTCCTGCACGGCGTAAGCGTCTGCCAAATTTTTCATACCTGCCTGCAACTGGCTAAAACTACGTTGCGCCGCGTCCAGTCCGGTAGCCAAAGCCGCAAAGTTTATAACATTGCCTTTTAGCTGCTGCGCTTCCGATACGGTGGACGTAATCACCTTTTTTAAGCCCTCCGCGTCTTTCGCTAAGTCCTTAAAACTTTTAGCGTCGCCGTCTAACTTAAAAGTTATACTAATTGTGCTTTTTCCTGCCATAGTTATATCATCGTATCGCCTAATTTCTTAACTAATTCTGCCATACGTTCACGCTGTTGCTGCGGTGTTAATTCCTGCTCCTTAGCGTTACGTTTTCGGGTCTTTTTCTTATCCCACGGAAACGGCAGTAACTTTTCCGGTGTAATCTTTTTGCCTTTGGCTAAATGCGGCTGTATGCTTATCGTTGCCAGTAATCGCATACGTTCCCATTTGTCCTTAAAATCAGTATCGCGCTGCTCTACATACGCTTTATAGACGGCTGCAAATTCGTTGAAATCCAACTTGCAAAAATCGTCGTAACTTAGTCGTATGCAGCCCAGCGCGATACCTAATAAATCGTAAATGCCTTTAGGCTCTAACTTTTTTTTTCACCCTCGGCGGCATTGTCGTTAGCGGTGCTGCCTTGCTGCATTTGCACCGCCCATTCGTTCATATCTTCCGGGTTGAGTGCGTCGGCAAACTCCAGTAACGACATACTGAAATCTACTTTGTCTGCCGCACACGCAGACACAACACAGCAGTACAGATAAGTACACAAATCGGTAAAGCTCTTATCTGTCATTTCCGTAATCTCTTTGCCGGTTTCCTTTTTGAAACGTAGCATAGCCCCCATAGTGGGGCGGCACGGATATTTCGCGCCATTTATCGTTACTTCAACCTTTGCCATATCGTACTACTCTTTACTCGGTTACGTTCTCGGTAATTGCGGTTTCGTCCAGCACCTCAGGTTCGCCGTCGTTATCCAGCGAAATGCTATACGTACTGTCGTCCTGCGCCGGGTCGGTGCGTTCCAAAGACGTAATAACGCATTTACCAGCCAAATACGGCTTATCGCTGTTCTCGCGTTCCATACACTTAATTTCTACGGATTTGCCAGCTTTCCACAGTGCGAAAAGCGACTTAAAACCGCACTCGGTTTCATCGTAGAATACCAAACCCTCGGCACTGATAGCGTAGGACAAACCTACTACGCCCTTTTTCTTCCAAAGGCCGCTACTCATACCTGCCGACGCTACCGGTTTAACCGCGCGTTCTTTCGTTTCGCTGTTAAACGTACTTGTGTGGCTGGTGCAGCTTCCCACTGCCTTACCGCCAACATACAGCAGCATATCGCTACCGTTGCAATAACCACTTTTTGCTGTTGTCGCCATATCGTTTATATCTTAACATTAAACACTAACTGTTGTACATACGCGTCGTCCTGCCACGCTTCCTCGCTATCCGACAAATAGCAACTGCGCATAACCAGCCCGTCGCTTTCGCCCTGCACGCCGTCCAACGCACCGCGTACAGCTTCGGCCAACTCTACGCCCTCGGTATAACCTTTCGTGTAGCAAAGAATTTCAATACCTACCATATCAGCACCTCGCCCGGCTTTCGTTGGCACTTGCTCCAACTGGGTACGACGATACACTATATACGGCAGTTCTGCGCTATCCTCAACTACCGGAAAAACCTTGTTAGCGCGCGCCATTACTTCGCTATCCTCGATAAGAATAGCCCGGATAATTTCGCCTGCACTTAAACTTGTTCTATTTACAGCCATACTTTTTTGCTACTTGTTCTACATTTTCAGTTACCATTTTCTGTATGTCTGCCGTTACGGTGTCGCGTACACTTGAAAGGGTTTGCGCCATAAATCCGTAACGCTTCATTCGTCCGGTACGGTGTGAGGCTCGCAACCTTGCAGCGCGTCTGCGCGTTCCCTGCTTCGGTTTGGTCTTGCGTTCCGCTGTTCCCTCCTCAGCCCAAATTAGTACGGGCTTTTTAAGGCCCTGCCGGTTGGTGTGAAATCCTGCCTCTCCTTTGCCGTTCTTTCCTGCCCGTTTTGTTCCTACTGTAACCCGAAATCCGGCTTTACGCTTGAATACGATAGCGCGCACGCCTTTTTCTAAGTCTTTGTTCGATTGAATACTACTACGCAGATTGTTTATTGCCGTTTTGCGTACTTGGTTGGCCTCTCTACGAAAACCTCCCTTAATCGCTTGCAGTCTGCGTTTAGGCTCCAGTTCAGCGAATAACCGCTGCAAATTTTTATCGTCGTAGTCAATAGTCCGGGCCATACTGGTAACTATTCATTAACTCGGTCGCATAGTAGGGTTTTATAGCCTCTATCCAAATTAGGTACTATCGCCGTAACAGTATATAGATAACCGCCCAACTGCTGCACCCTCCAGTTTTCCGCTATCGGGTGCGCGTGGCGTATGTTAAACTCTGCCGCATAGTCCGGGAAATGTTCGCCCACCTCCTCGCTGCGGTTGCCCGTAGCCCTAACGCGTTCCGCGTGTACGGTGCGCGTAGGTTCGTAGGTGGTAGTTTCTGCGCCCATTCGGTCAGTAACCCGTTTAGGCTCCAGCAACGTAAGTTTATATTTCATTTTCCCGGCTATCATTCGGCAGTGTCGTTTACTAATTTGCGATACGGTTTAATTAAGGCTTGCAGTGTGTACGGCACTTCTGCCATTTGCACACCGCTAACGGCTTCGCGTTGGTTGTACCAGTGTCCGGCAATCAACAAAATAGCGTGCAATATCATTGCAGGCAGTTTGCCGCCGCCCAGTTCCAGCAGTTCGTCGCTGGTGCGGTTGGTTGCTTTGCTTACGTACTGCTCCGCAGCGTCTAACAAATGCTGTAAATACTGGTCGTCGTCGCTAAAGTCGTCCGCGCGGACGTGCATTTTTAGTAGTGCTATATCCACTGTAGCCATAATTAAACTGCTATAAAATCACAACTGCGTTTTATTACTCACTCGCTACCTTTGCAAGCGCGAAAGCCTCGCTGTACAAAGTGGTAGTACCGTAGTTTACGTTTAACACGAAATCTACTGCGTCCTTACGTGCCTGGCTGTAAGGGTCAATCACAAAGGAAATGTCGCCAAACAATCCCATAGGCTGGTATCTCCAATCGCCCAAACCGATATTACCCTCACCGATATAGTTAGTAGTAAATACCGGCAGTCCTGCGATATGGTCGTTTTCGCAAACCATAATACCGCTACCTTCGTCCTTTGGTGTAGCCTCAGCGATAGCCTTTTGTGCCTTAGTCATTACCCAGCAAAGGTTATCACCGTCGATACCGGTAGCCAAAACTTTTGCTTTAAGGGTGTTAAACTCCTTAAATGTAGGCTCTGCGCTAAACTGGGTTTCCTTACCTACACACGCCACGAACGGGCCTACCAAAGTGGTAGCGTTTGTTACCTTTGTGGTGCTGAAAACGATTTTGTTAAGCAACTTTGCCACAGCCAGCGGCATAAGTTTCTTAACAATCATTTCCAAAATACCCTCAGTCTGGTTAATAGACTGGCGTGTAACCGGGATAGCGATACCTACGCGCTGAGGTGTAG